GAAGTCAGACACACTACTCAGGATATACAAAGTGGTCAAGGTCAAACCTAAACCCAAGTATCCACCAATTCGTAAACACTACAACATACATTTATTCGGATGAGAGACTTAATTTTATTTGGAGATTGTAGAGAAACTCTCAAAGAGTTTGATGAACAGGCAAGAATGTGTGTGACATCCCCACCTTACTATGGTCTAAGAGACTATGGTGGGGAGGATAGTCAAATTGGTCAGGAACAAACACCTGACGATTTTATAGATCAATTAGTAAACGTATTTAAGGAGGTTCGCAATGTGCTTACAGATGATGGAACTTGTTGGGTTAATCTTGGCGATAGTTACTATAATTACAGACCTGGAAAAGGACAAGGATTGGTTAAACAAACAGTCTCAAATACTAAGCAAGACCTACCAGATGTGTGTCCTCGCAGAGGAAATCGAATCGAAGGACTCAAAGAAAAAGACCTTATTGGAATCCCATGGCTCTTTGCCTTCGCAATGAGAGCAGATGGATGGTATCTCAGACAGGATATAATATGGCATAAACCAAATCCAATGCCTGAGAGTGTCAAGGACAGGTGTACGAAGTCGCACGAATATATATTTTTGTTTAGTAAAAATAAAAAATACTACTACGATAATGAAGCAATCAAAGAACCCGCAAAAGATTGGGGAACAAGAGATCGAACAAAAGGAAAATATCATAACAAAGGAACAGGACTACAACCACATAGCGGACTTACAAAATCATATCCAAAAAAGAATAAACGATCTGTCTGGTCAGTAACCAATAAACCATATCGTGAAGCACACTTCGCAACTTATCCACCTGACTTGATTGAACCTTGCATACTGGCAGGGAGTGAGAAAGGAGATATAATACTTGACCCATTCATGGGTAGTGGTACAACTGCGATGGTTGCCAAATCACTAGGTCGTGACTACATAGGGTGTGAACTACATGAAGACTATGGTAATTTGATAACTGATAGAGTTACTCCATACATGAATACCTTAGAAAACTTCCTATGAAAATAGCAATCGTTGGTGCAGGGAACGCAGGGTGTGTAACTGCACTACATTATCATCTATATTTGGAAATAGAGAAAATTGTAGATGATTATGAGATAGAAATTTATCATAGTCCAGATCAACATCCAATAGAGAAGGTAGGACAGGGAACTACTTTGAAAGTTGCGGAATTAATTGCGGACACGTTAGATATTAATTGGTATAATAATCCGATAGGTGCAACATTTAAAAGTGGCATTTTGTATGATGGATGGGGTAATAGTAATGATGAGTTTTTTCATCCTTTTCAATGGAGTGATATGGGAATACACTTCGTTCCAAATAAACTATCAGAGACAGTAATAAAGTCAGGATATTTTAATGTGATTGAGAAGACAATAAAAGAACCAGAGAAAGAGATAGATGCTGATGTGATATTTGATTGTAGAGGAAGACATAATCGAGATAAAAGTAATTATGATAAACTTATCAATCCCTTAAATAGTGTTCTTTTATCTAAAAAATATGAAAGGGATGTAGATTTAATTTACACACGATGTGTGGCAACACCTAACGGTTGGACATTTGTTATTCCAAATAAAGATAGTGTCTCGTATGGTTATTTGTATAACAACGAGATTACTACGAGAGACGATGCTGTTGATGATTTTACCTCTAGATTTGATCTAGATTATATTATTGATAGTCTTAAATTTGAAAATTACATGGCAAAAAATATGTTTGTTGGCGAGAGAACTGTCTTACAAGGAAATATGTATGGATTTCTTGAACCACTAGAAGCTACATCGCTTGGATTATATCAATCAATATGCAGACAGGCATGGGATTATATTTTTAGAATTAAAAGTGGCATTTATTGTAATCATCAAGTAAGAACCATGATGAAACAGATAGAAACATTTTTACTATGGTTATATCAACATGGGTCAAAATATGACACTCCATTCTGGACATACGCAAAGTCACTACCATTCAATCCTGATGCTAAATTTTATGACATGTGTAATGACTCCCTTATTGAAGACATATATGGTCAATGGTCTAAGTATAGTTTCGATATTTTTAAAAAGTATTTTTGATATGACAGTTTAATTAGTGTCACAAGAGTCTTGTATAAACATCTTGAATGTTATATAATAAAAGAGTAATTAAAGGAAATACTATGATCGAAGGATTTGTTCTCACATTTGCATTGATGACATTCTGTATTGGTTCATCATTTGCAATCGTAAAATTTGCAGCTAAAGGGAGGTTTTTCTAATGCGTTGTAGAGTAGAACTTTACGTTGCAGGTCAAACTTTTACCGAAGAGGTAAGAGCAGTTGACTATCAGGAAGCAAAGCAAGTTGCACTTGCTAGAAATCCTAATGCAAGAGTTATTAGTGTAACAGCAGTATTCTAATGCCAAGAAAGGAAAACTATCAAAGGTTTTATCCTACCACATTTCCATCTAAATTAGACCCCAAACTTGGACAACCAAGTGGGTATGTAACTAAAGATGGGATGTGGGCAGCAGTTCCTTCTAATGGTAGGAAATTTGCTATCATCCATAATGGTGTCGTAGAACACTTTTCAAAGAACTTTGAATGTGCTATGATATACATAAAAAAGGGTATTCAAAAGGAGAAAAAAGATGCACGATCAAAACTCAATAAGTCATGATGAAACACCCGCACAAAAATATCAGCGAGCGTTGGATTTATTTACTGAATCAGTATTGAAACCTGACCATACTTTGCGTGGTTGTGCATATAATCAAGGATGCTACGAGGACTTGATGGAGATACGAGAGCATGTGTTAGAGTACCTCAGAACATTAAAGGAAGTTACATATCATACTAACCCAGATGAGAGTGATGATATTGAAACTGCGAAGTTGATTGAGACAAAACCACTCTCTAAATGGCGGTAGGTATAAACTCGTAGGCATAAATTTTTGTTACTTTGTATCTGTAAATACAGACATAATTTGTCTAAATAATTTTAGATTTAGGAGGATAAGATGACCTAAACTTTCTATATCATGTATTCAAATTTATCTAGTTCAATCATGCACAACTTAATTCCTTTCAATCAATTAACGGCACGAGATAAAGAGACCGATAATGATTTAATCGCAGAATACTACGAGTGCCTCATTGAATGTTCTGAACAACAAAATGTTTGTAAACGTATATGTAAGGAGGTTTTTATCTAAACAAGTAAACGTTTATCTTAACAGAAAAATGGAAAAGTACAGACATCCACCTTAATTTATTGTATAACCCCATTTGGGGTTTTTTTTATGAGTATAAATACTTTGTAAAGAAATCCTAACAATCCCATGTTATCCGACAAAAAAGCAGCAAAGAAAATTATTAAGATTGCTAAATCAGACCCACATTTTTATAGCAGAGAAGACGTAATATATGCTAAGATATATAAAAAGAATTTGAAAAATGCAAAAAAACTCC